CGGAATGTTACCATTCTGGAAAAATGGACAACCTGTACCATACGAGCGTTTACAGTTGCATTTACGTACACACGTGACCGCACAGGGTAAACCAGACAAAGTAAGAGCAGTTTTCGGAGCACCGAAGCTACTACTACATTCTGAGCTCATGTTTATTTGGCCACTTCAGGCGACGTACCAGAATACAAACACTGGACGTTTACTTTGGGGGAGAGAAATTGCCCGCGGAGGATGGACTAAGATTATGAATGAGTTTGCGTCAGAGACGTCAAACACATATATCTCTATGGATTGGAGCAGTTTTGACCGACGGCTTTTGCATGAGTTAATAGATGATGTTCACAAAATTTGGAGAGGATATTATGACTTCACAGGTTACGAGCCGACAACTCGATACCCCGACGGAGAAATAGATGACCCACAAAGACTAGAACGACTATGGACTTGGATGACAAACGCGATCAAACGCACACCAATTGAACTACCAAATGGAGAAATTTGGGGTTGGAGACATAATGGATTCGGATCAGGATATCAGCAGACACAGCTGATGGACTCCTTTTGCAATATGATAATGACTTACACAGTCTTATCCAGCTTAGGGATTAATATCGAATCTAACACATTCAAATCAAGATTTCAGGGCGATGATGCTATTCTAGCATTTTCAGAGAACAGTTACGAGTTCTACGGAAATGGATTTCTTTCTATGATGAAAGAAAAATCAGAATACTATTTCAACGCAATATTGAGCGATGAGAAATCAACAATTGGCGATCACTACAACGATTTATTTGTACTAGGGTACAATAATATTCGTGGGACACCAGTTCGGACAGACGAAGATTTACTCAGTCACTTGATGTATCCTGAATCACCACAGGACTACGGAAGATTAGCAGCAAGCGCACTAGGCATGGCCTACAGCGCGTTAGGATGTTCACACAATTTCTATCTACTATGCAAAGACATATACGACGAAATCGTTTTGAAGAGAGGTTTCGAAGCGGATTTCAAAGCATTAAAGTGGATGAAGAAAGCAGGGATGGACGAAATCCTAGAGCAAATCAAAGATGGAGAGTTCCCAACGTTTTTACAGACGTTAGCAATGGGATATTCACCAGTAGCACAGACAGAGAGAGATAGAGAATCTCATTGGCCTACAATTCCACAAGGGATTAAAGGAGAGATTATATTTATCGATAGAGTTTAATTAAACTTATTTTTCTTTATTTGTTTTTAAGATTGGA